TTCGTACGCTTGTATAAATTCGAAGGATTACCTGATCGAGCCTGGGCCTATGCCCATTGCTGTCCGGTGTCCCGTCGTGCGAATCGGTCTACTCCTCGGGATCAAGAAGCTTGAGTCCGACGTGTTTCGCCCGTCGAGCGTGGTCTCGGCACTCTTTGAGCTCATGCCTCACCAGGTTGGGCCCGTAGCTGTCTCCTTCTTCCTCAGCCGCTGGAAGGAGAAGCTCAATCAGGAGTGCCAAGGCCGAAATTTGTCCATTCCCGTCGCCCTCGGGGGCATGGGGCAGGAGCTCCCCCCATACTGGGACTGTAAGTTTTCGGACTATCAGCTCCGTGTGGCTACAGAGTTCTACTCCAAGCTCCCCTATTCCGACTTCTCGTTCGGACCGCATTGGCCTTCCATTGCGGATTCCCCGCCGACTCAACCCTCGTGGAGTTTGAGTCCGGCCGCGCATATCGTGGATCATGTCGCATACGAGTTGTTCGAATTTGGGAAGAGGGCTTCAAACAGGACGCTTTTGCGTTCGCACAGAAGAGCCGTCAGACGCACTTATCTCAAGTGCTCTGTTTGTCGCTCCGAGGTTCAACTCGGGAAGACCTGCTGCCAGGTTCGCCATTCGCCATGCTGCCAGTTCGCGCGCACGAAGTTATTCTTCATGCGCTCAGCTTGTGGTGTCTTGGATGGTCCTGGCGGCGAGGGATGTCCCGAGCCTTGGGAGCATTGCTCTCTCTGCGGACGCGTACCATATCTGCGTCTTGCCTGTCGAGATCACGGGGTTGGTCCCCCTGTTGATATTCGAGAGGAGCAGGAGAACCTGTCTAGCGAGTTTGTTTCCTCGCTTTGCAGGCCCTGCGTCACAACCGTGAGAATGCACGACGGTGCATCCTCAAGGAGGAAGCCGAAGCTGGTGTCGACTTGGTCCGACACACTTCTCCAGCCATCCGTCGAGCATCTTGAAAACGTGGTTTTCAACTTTGCCGCCGGCGGATCCTTTCCGCTTCCTCCCGCCTCTTCGGTGGAGGGCCTCTAGCAGAGGTTCATAAATGCCAGGGTGTCCGTCCATTCAGATCCCAAAACGCTTACCATTAGTGGCACGTGGTGTCATGGAATTGCGTACTAAGGTGAAACCGGAATGTCTAACGACTGCACGGGATCCGGCCCCCGCGTTGGACGGACGAACAGTCTCCACTGCTCGTGGGTATACCCTATCAGAGCACTGCGGAAGATGTCTTCCGCTGTTATGAAAGACCGCGTCCGCGCCCAGAAGACTCTGGAGCGTGACCTCAAGAAACTCTCGACCTCAGATGTGTTCTCAGCTACAAGGACTGGGAAACAGGCTCAGGTCAAACCCTCTCAGAAGGCCGTCAGTAAGTCTTCTCCACAGGCTGCAGCAGCCCAGAAGGCCATCCGCGCTCAAGCGGGTGCCCGCCCCCCCAAGAGCCGCGCGGTCATCCGCGACCGGCTCGAAGAGTGGGTCTGCTTCGCCTCCGACCCTTTCGGTTCCATTCCGGCCAGGATGCCGGTGAACTACAACTCAGCTCCTTCCAATCGGAGCTTTATTGTTAGGGTCCCCTACCAGGAACGATTCCAGATCGACGCACAGAAGTGCGTCGAATTTGGCATCGCCGGACACGGGCTTTACAGTGGAAACAACGACCCTGAATCGTTCCACTGTCTCCCCCAGCAAATCGGCGCAACCGATTACTCAATCGGCCCCGTTGCTTCCGGCACTCTTCCTGCCTGCCTCGGCTACCACTCGCCGGACTCCCCCAACCCCGCTGCTCTCCCTGTGGGGTCGGCGTCCAACGCCACGACCGTCGTGGGGTATGAGGCTCTCCTCCCGACGGCTCCCCTCCCTTTTACCGCCTCCGGTACGGGAGGGCACACCCGTTGGAAACTCATCGCCTTGGGGATGAGATTGGCGAACACTTCCACCTCGTTTGTCAAGGGGGGAGACCTCGCCACCGTTCAGCCCAGTGCCAACCACACGGTTGTCACCCCCGCTAACGGCCAACTCGAGTTCGTCAACGAGTCGACTTACAAGGTCCAACCCATCTCCGACAAGACCCTTCAGACCGTCCTCATCCCGAGGACTCAGGACATGGCCTACTCGCATACCCTCAATGCGGCGTCGAACTCGAGGACTGATTACTACCCTCTTAAGGCGTGGATCAACAACACCACGAACACAACTCAGGACTACACTGTCTGGATCGAGGCATTCTACCAGATTGCCGGATTCAACGTCAATTCATTGACGACTCCCAGTGTCGACTTCCCGGCTGA